ATGACAGAAACTTTTTTTGACAAACCATTGGCTTGCCGAGAAATCAAAGAAATCCCAGGCTTACTAGAGTTTGATATTCCTGTTCGTGGGGATAATCGTGGCTGGTTTAAAGAAAATTTCCAAAAAGAAAAAATGTTGCCAATTGGCTTTCCAGAACGTTTTTTTGAGGAAGGAAAACTACAAAACAACGTTTCTTTTTCACGTCAGCATGTGCTGCGTGGACTTCATGCTGAACCTTGGGATAAATACATCTCAGTTGCTGATGATGGCAAGGTTTTAGGAGCTTGGGTTGATCTTCGTGAGGGAGAGACTTTTGGAAACGTCTACCAGACAGTGATTGATGCTTCAAAAGGAATGTTTGTTCCTAGAGGGGTTGCTAATGGCTTTCAAGTTCTTTCAGAGACTGTCTCTTACAGTTATCTTGTCAATGACTACTGGGCTCTTGACTTGAAACCTAAGTATGCTTTTGTAAACTATGCTGACCCAAGTCTTGGGATTACTTGGGAAAATCTAGCAGCTGCAGAAGTTTCTGAAGCAGATAAAAACCATCCTCTTCTTAGTGATGTCAAACCACTGAAACCAAAAGACCTATAGGGAAACAACATACTCAGATGATTGGGATTAATCATTTGAGGTGGATATGAGGGGAGTTATTCTTCTCTACTTCAGGTAACAAGTAACAACTAAAAATGATGAAAGGAAAGTTCAGTTTCTCTCTTTGAGCTGAACATGGGACTCAAATCTTAGAAAGCGATGTTTTCTTAGGCCTAAAACGTCTTTGTTAGAGTTATTACTTTTAATAGATTTTTTCGGAAACGAAAGGTCCCTTTATATCTTATGTATAAAAATATTATCGTAACTGGTGGAGCTGGTTTCATCGGATCTAACTTTGTGCACTATGTCTACAATAACCACCCAGATGTTCATGTAACTGTCCTTGATAAATTGACATATGCAGGTAACCGTGCTAACATTGAAGCTATTCTTGGTGATCGTGTTGAGTTAGTTGTTGGTGATATCGCTGACGCTGAATTGGTAGACAAATTGGCTGCCAAAACGGATGCTATTGTTCACTATGCGGCTGAGAGTCACAACGATAACTCATTGGAAGATCCAAGTCCATTTATCCATACAAACTTTATCGGAACTTACACTTTGCTTGAAGCAGCTCGTAAATACGATATCCGTTTCCACCACGTGTCAACTGATGAAGTTTATGGAGATCTTCCACTTCGTGAAGACCTTCCAGGACAGGGTGAAGGACCAGGTGAAAAATTCACTGCTGAAACAAAATACAATCCATCATCACCTTACTCATCAACTAAGGCAGCTTCTGACCTTATCGTTAAGGCATGGGTACGTTCCTTCGGTGTGAAAGCGACCATTTCAAATTGTTCCAATAACTACGGACCTTACCAGCACATTGAGAAATTTATTCCTCGCCAAATCACCAATATTTTATCAGGCATCAAGCCAAAACTATACGGTGAAGGGAAAAATGTCCGTGACTGGATTCATACTAATGATCATTCTACAGGAGTATGGGCTATTTTGACTAAGGGTCGTATCGGTGAAACATACCTTATTGGTGCCGACGGCGAGAAAAACAACAAGGAAGTTCTTGAGCTTATCCTTGAGAAAATGGGTCAACCAAAAGACGCTTATGATCACGTAACTGACCGTGCTGGTCACGATCTTCGTTACGCTATTGATTCTACAAAATTGCGTGAAGAACTCGGCTGGGAACCACAATTTACAAACTTTTCAGAAGGTTTGGAAGAAACTATTAAGTGGTATACAGAAAATGAGACATGGTGGAAAGCAGAAAAAGATGCTGTAGAAGCCAAGTATGCTAAAACTCAAGAAGTGATTAAATAAAACATTAAAGAACCTTGTCATATCAACGTTTGTTGAAGATGTCAAGGTTTTTTCTTGTGTTTTGGGGCATTTTTGGGGCATATTTGGGGTATATTATAGCCGGTTTAAGATGTCGACGACTTCATTTTTCATGCTTTTCGTGACGTGGGTATAGATTTGTTGAGTAGTTTTCGAGTCAGCGTGTCCAACTCTATCCATGATAGTTTTTAAGGGCACTTTGTTTTCTGCAAGGCGACTCACCAGGGTATGACGGAAGATGTGGCTGGTGAGTTCTTTTTGAATCGGTTTTTCTAGTCTCTTATTTGCCGCTCTGATAGAGGTGTTGAGGGCGTTGTCTTGAATAGGAACGCCATTTCTGGAAATGAAGATGTAGCCCATGTTCTTGTAATTAGGATTAGTATTTTTTTCAAGAGCATTAATTTTCAGTATATCCTGAATAATTTCTTTTTCACGTTTGGTTATCAATGTTTCACGCCAACTGGAATTTGTTTTAGGGGTGGTTTTGATAGCGTTTCTATAGCCATTTGAGGTGTAGTCAAGAGTTCCGTGGATTTCAATGATATCATTTTTGATATTGTCTGGCTGTATAGCTAGAGCTTCTCCAATGCGGCAGCCGTTTAAGCTCATAAATTCTGCCAGATAAGCCATTTTAATCGATCCTTTACGTCTATACATTTCATCTAATAGCCTTTTGAGTTCATCTTTTTCTAAAAACTTCTGGGCAACGTCTTCAAAGTCTTTGATGGTCTTAACAGGTTTTGCGAGTTGGGTACTAATAACCGGATTGATTGAGACATATTCTAAAGCGATAGCGTAGTCGAAGGTTTGTTTAAGCAGCTGCCGTGCTCGTTTACGTTTGTCATAACTACCTGGTATTTTGTCGATAATACTTTGCAGGTATTTCGTGGTTATCTTGGCAATCATCACTTCTGGATCAATTAAGTTTCGCAATTCTCTTATTCTAAAATCAAGAGAGCGGATAGAAGTTGATTTGAGTGATTTCTGATGATGTTCCCACCATTCGTTCATGACATCTAGTAGGTAGGCATCGGTTGTGGTAAGACTTGTTAAGATTTTAGATATTTTTTCGTCAAGATATTTTTTGGCTTCTTTTCGTATTCGTGGCGTGTCTTTTTCCATAAGGACAGAAGCTCTGCACCACTTGCCAGTATACGGGTGTTTGTACCGTTCTACAAAATTTACTTTTCCGCTTTTGTGTTTTTCTGACCACATTGTTTTTTACCTCATTTTCTGTTAAAATAGGTATAGTAAAGAGACCTACTGCGAAGCAGGTTTTTACTATACTAGATTCGCCTCACGCTCAGAGTCGCCAAACTTTGAGAGCGTGGGGTTTTTTTAGTTAAACGCCGAAATAAGCTGGAACAAAATGTACACTATAGGAATAAGCATGATAATGCAACCTATTTGTTGTATTGTGTTACCTGTCTTTTCCATCCCCTCGCCTGCACTTGTCATTTTTTCTCCAACTTTTGTAAAAGTAGAATTTGCTACGTTTGATTCATAATCATAAAAAATTCGCTTCACATAATCTTCTTTAAAATCTAAAAAACATTTAGGGCATCTTCTAGTGTGAAAAGTAAGAATAATAGACTTGCCGCAACTCGGACATTTTGTTCTTAGTTTTGTATTTTCTAAATTCATTTATCTACCTCAGTACTCTTTAGGCATAAAGTTACCGACAATTTCCCCTATTATACGAGGGCCTTCACTAAAAGGAGCAAACTTGTCATTGTATTTTTTATTTAAAGACACAAGGCGCAAGCCATCCTTTTCTCTGTAAACTTTCTTAATATAGGTTTGTCCGTCCCATTCTACGGCATAGATACCACCTTCATAATCAAAGCCAGTTTGTTTGATAAGCACAACCTCACCATTCAGATAAGTTGGTTCCATAGAATCACCAAAAACCCAAGAGGCGAAGTCGTAATCTAATTCTTCGTCGTAAAAAACAGTATCATAGTTCCCATCACCAAAATATCCATAACCTGTACCTGCGGAAAGTTTCTCATAGACTTTGTATTCATATAGTTTTTTCTCTATTGAAGTAATTTTATTTTTTTGCTCTTTCAATTGTTCTGTTGCAAAGTCTAAAACTTTTTGCTTACGAGGAACATTTAATTCTACGACTGTTGTGGTTATTTTTTTGACAAGTGGAGAAGTAGGGATTTTGAGTTCGTGACTAGTTTTGTCACTTTTTTTAATAGGTGGGAAAAGATCATCGATAGTAACAGATAATGCGTTTGCTAACTTAAATAGAGTATTTTTCTTAGGTGTTCTGAACCCCTTTTCGTAATTAGCAATTGTAGTATCTCCCATATTAACTAGGATCGCTAACTCTTTCTGAGTTAGCCCTTTATTTTTTCGCAATTCCTTAATTTTAGAACCAATATATAAAGCTAGCTCTTTATCATTCATCAGATTTCTTCTTTCTTTTTATCTAATAAGAGTATAACACATAAATTCACGTTTTGAAAAGTTTTTTTGTCAAACAACAAAAAAATAGTTGACACTTCACGAAAAGTGAAGTATACTATAATCAAGCTTAAGGAATTAAGCAAAACGAAAGGAGGTACAGCTAATGAAATCTAGGCTAAACAAAAAGCCTAAACGCAAAGAACTAGAAGTCGAAATCAAGATTCTTTGGTTTAAGCTTAAGATTCACTACTCAATAGAGTGGTGAGGATAATTAGAGGGCTAAGAAGCCCTCTCCCCTAACGGGGTAAGTTTAGTTTAGCACATTGGCTGTATCTCCGCAAGAATGAAAGGAGAGGTTATGAGAGAACGAAATGAAAAGTTCATCGGAGTGCTAAAAGATATGCACATGCAAATTTTGCGAGACTTCACAAACGAAGAAGACCCCTTAACAAGGTGCGAGCTTGCTAAAGGGTTCCTCGAAATTGGTGACTATTTATCCAAACAATGACTCGCCACGCTCAAGAGCTTCGACTATAACTTTACCATTATTGATTTGTTCTTGCTTTTCGGCTTCAACGAAAGGTAAATTATGTTGCTTAATAGCTTCCACAGAGTCTTCGTAAAGTTTGATTTTATCTTCGATAGACAAAGTAGGGCTAGAAGAAGCGACAATAGCGAGAGCTAAATCTTTTGAATTAGAAATTTTCATTAGCTTATCCTCCTTTCTGCTAGGATAAGTTGATTATAACATTTTTAGGAGGTACAAAATGAGTTGGAAAAAACTAATGCTTGGCGACTTAGAACACACGTTTACTAGTCGTGATGGCAAGGAAAAAACAAGCGTTGAATTTGAAGGCGGTGTATTACCAGCTCTGTTAGTGCTAGGTGGTATCACTTGGCTGATTGCTTGGTTTATTACAAAATAAAAACTCCCCAAAAGGAGTGGAAAGGAGGGAAGGCATGGAAAAAATTAAATACGGTGTACTAGGTTCTTCCAAGATATTTCACACAAGAAAATCTGCTCTCACTCATGCAAATCTTTTAGGATATCCTCGTAGTGCGGTTTTTTTGATAATTCCACAGGGAATGACGCAGAAAATGATTGATAAGGTGAATTAACATATCCTGCTTTATTAGCTTTAAATAGTTTTTTCTTTTTAGCTACTTTAAAAGCAACAAAGAGTCTATCTGTGATTTCAGACGTTTGTATGATTAAATCCATCCTTGTCATACTGTGGGCTTTTAATACTCCACAATCTGCCTCTGGAACCTCGATAAGGATTGTATTGCCATCAGGCTGTACTGCGGCTATAGCCTCTCTACCTGTTAAATCGTTAATTATATTATTTTGCTTTTGGTAATAATGCTGATATTTTCTGTTTTTATCAAAAACAATCAAGTCGAAGTAGCTTACATCAACATTAGAAGGATTGATGATTTTAATGTTAGCTCTTAATGTACCATTTGGATTATATATGCTTTCACCGTTGTCTAAAATAACGCTCAAAATCCAATCTGAAACAGGAGCAGCAATTAACTCGACTTGTAAGTTATTTCTTCGGTAGTTTGAATAAGATAGAAACAGAGCTATTAAAGCTATCCAATTTTTTATTAGATATTCACTTGTAAACTTAAAAACACACAATAAAAAATTAAAAAAATTCATTTCAACCTCACAATTTTTATTTAAATTATACCACAGAAAGGAGGTGGGGGAATGCAGATTCTTCTGTATAAATTGCGAAAAGAAAAAGGAATTTCACAAGAAGAGATGTCCAAAGTTATTAATAAGTCTTCTAACACTTACCGAGATAAAGAATTAGGTAAAAGAGACTTTACTCAAAGCGAAATGTTCAAAATCGCCAGCTTTTTCAACAAAGATTTAGGCGAAATTTTTACACCTTGAACTTCACGAAACGTGAAATAAAAATAACACAAAACTAGAAAGGACAGTATGCAAGAGATTTTTAACTTTAAAGGACAAGAAGTCCGAACAGTAACCATTGACGATGAACCTTACTTTGTAGGGAAAGATGTCGCAGAGATTTTGGGGTATGCAAAAGCAAGAAATGCAATTGCTAGTCATGTTGACGATGAAGACAAAAAGGACGCCCCAATTCAGGGCACCCTCGGCGGAACTCAAACGATGACCATCATCAACGAGTCAGGTCTCTACTCTCTCATATTATCTAGCAAGTTGCCACAAGCCAAAGAGTTTAAACGGTGGGTCACATCAGAAGTATTACCAACAATACGTAAACACGGCATGTATGCAACTGATGAACTACTTGACAATCCAGATTTTGCCATTGCTACGCTACAAAAGCTAAAAGAGGAGCGTGAGGCTAAGAAGTTGCTAGAGGCTCAGATTGAGGCAGACCGTCCAAAGGTGCTATTTGCTGATGCGGTTGAGGCTAGTGAGACATCTATCTTGATTGGTGATTTTGCTAAAATCTTACGTCAGAATGGTTATAACATCGGTCAAAATCGCTTATTCGCTTGGTTGCGTGAGAATGGCTTCCTGATTCGTAAAAATGGCGAGAGCTACAACATGCCGACACAACGAAGCATGGACATGAAGCTGTTCGAAGTCAAGGAACGGACGCACCAGGAGCCAAATGGCAGTATCCGTATCAGCAAAACTACCAAGATGACAGGTAAAGGCCAGCAGTATTTTATTAATAAATTTTTAAATGAGAAAGTGGGGTAGAGCATGAGACCAAAACGATATCCGTATAGCGGGAAGAAAAACAGAAAAGCAAAAGACATCAGTCTCAAGCTGATGTCTAAAGAGGAGTTATCTGATTTTAGTCGTCAGATTGCTGAAGCCACTCGTGATAGTGTCGAACCATTTCGAGAGCCGCAAAGTATGATGAGCTAAGTATTAACTTTTCAAGGTTTACAGATCCCCCTTCGCTTTCTTTCGCATATCTATTGTAATGGTACTCAATAACTTCCAGAATTTCTTCGGTTTTACCATTGCTTAGAGATTGGGCGAAATTGTTGAAATCTTTATTCATATAATCACCTCCTTTCGAGATGATTATATCAAAAAAAGTCCGACGGCAATCGGACTCAAAACAAATTTTAATTTACTTAATTATAACATAAGAGAGAGGATATTAATATGCCAAAAGCTGAATTAGTTTACAGACCAGCTAAGCAATCTGAAAAAGCAGAAGCTGGTGACTATGAACACCTTTGCCAAATCTGGGAAGGTTTGACAGTCGGAACGGCTAAGGTTTGGGCGACAGAAATGCGTGATCATCCAGACTTTAAACAGTTTGTATTAAATCCAACGCATAAAATCGTATTCATTGATTACGAAGGTTTCCGTTTATTTGTTAAATGGAAAAGTCGTAACCGCTATAAACCCAAGAAGGAAACCCTGGTAGAAATGCTTGAAAATATTAAATTCGAAAAAAGAGTAGGAGAAATAACATGAAACTATTAGATTTTATTTTTGCAAAACCAAAAAAACAGGAACTGATTAAGCACGACACGCTTAGAGCATCATCTGAAAAACAGTGGGCCGAATTTGATGCCTATATGAGGAAACAGTATGGACGACAAGCTTAATCAGATATTGATAGCCATGCGAAACTACCACACAAATGGTGATGATAGCAAGTATTTAGAGGATATGGAGGTCATTTTAAATGAAAACAAAAATTGAAATCATGCGTGATTTTTTTAAAGAAAATCCTGAATCAACTCAACGGCAAGCCTCAGAAAAGCTTGGATTTACGGAAAATACAGTTAAACAATATATTTGGAGAGATGTTAAGCGTGGCTACTGTATTAAAGACGAAGAAGGTCGTGTAACTTATCTAAACATTGAAGATGAATTATCGCTTATTAATGAATGGAAAAGTGAAATTAGAAGAGAATTGATTGAACAGTTACTATCAGCTAATCGACATGAAACGTCAAGCGAACAAATTCGTATGAATGCTAAAACAATCAATCAGATTTTAGGAGAAATTTAATGGAAGGTATGAAAAATTATATCAATGGTCAGATTAAACTAATAGATACTATTGAAGAATGTGTCAAAGAAAAATGGCCTGAATTTGATGATAAAAAAGTACATAAGATATCTTTAGCTATTTACCAAGGATGGTCCCTTACAGATATTAATAGCACACTCGAAGCGATAGAAATGGACTTGGATAGAAAATGAGAATTTATGTAAACAAAAAAGGTAAACCATCTGTTGAATTTGAGTTTGAAGATCGACGCGGTGGCATGTTTGATACAAGATTAATGTTAAAAGAATCACCACTCAAAGAAGAATTTAAAGCCGATATGTACAAGGCAATTGATGGTGTTTTAAAAAAATACGAAGACATTTTTGATACTCCTATTTTTAAAGAATTAATAATTGGGAAAGAAGAAGATATTAGAAAAATGATTGATTACGATGATAAATTTACCGAACTTTTTGGAGGGATTAGACATTGAAGATTACTAAAGCGACAGAAATTACAAAAACCCATAATTGGCGCATATTAATCTATGGTAAACCCGGAAACGGGAAAACTTACTTAACTAATTATTTAAAAGGCAAGACACTGATTTTAGACATGGACCATTCGTCTAAAACGATTGCCGGAAACGAAAACATTGATATTATCCAATTTGACAGGACGCACCCTAGCGACTTTATGACCGAATTCTTGACAGAACTACCAGAACTTATCAAAGAATATGACAATTTAGTCATTGATAATATAACAAGTTGGCAATCAGACTGGTTTATCGAACAAGGTCGTAAATCCAAAAATGGAATCACAAACGAATTGCAACAATACAACATGTGGACCAATTACTATTTACGAGTATTGACTACCATTTACAGCCAACCTACTAATATTTTTGTGACTGCTTGGGAATCAACGCAAGATTTAACGCTCGAGAGCGGACAAATTATCACGCAATACGTGCCAGATATCCGCAAACAAGTCCTAAGCCAAACGCTAGGTTTAACCGATGTTGTCGGACGTATTCAAGTAAATCCAAAAACGGGCGGGCATGGAATTTTGTTGCAGGGCAGCGACGGACTATATGCAAAAAATAGGCTTGATAATAAGACCGTTTGTAAGGCGGAAGAGTTGTTTAATTTCGAAGGGAGTGATGCGTAACGGTATACCATTTACACGAATATCAAACAGAACTTATAAATGAGGCAAGAAGACATATTTTAAAGCATAATGTGATGATTGTTAGTCCACCTGGAAGTGGTAAGTCAGTAGTCATTTCTGATATTGCTAAGTCAGCGACTCAAAAAAACGGACACGTTTTATTCTTGGTCCATCGCAAAGAATTAATTGACCAAATCACTAATAGTTTTAAATTCCATGGAATTGACATGAATAAAGTGGATTTAATGACAGTTGGTAAAGCTAAAAACCGCTTGGATAAATTAACAAAACCAACCTTAATTATCACAGATGAGGGTCATCATGGGAAAGCTAGTACCTACCAAATAATCTATGAATACTTTTCAGACGTGCCGAGGATTGGTTTTACTGCCACACCTTGGCGTCTATCAGGCGACGGTTTTACAGACACTTACGATGTTATGGTTCTTGGTAAAACGGTCGAGTGGCTTATCAATAATAATAAACTTGCACCATATGATTATTACAGTGTTCTATCAATTGATACTGCGAAATTAAAAGTACAAAACGGAGATTACTCCAATAAATCGATTGACGAATCATTTGGTAAAAAGATTTTTGGTGATGTAGTTCAAGAATATATAAAAAAAGCGAACGGTCAGAAAGCTATTTTATACGCTCACTCGGTAGAAGCATCGCAGGCATTTGCTAAAGAATTCCAATCTATGGGAATTAATGCAATACACGCAGATGCAAAAACGCCTAAAGCCAAACGGGATAAAATCATGAAAGATTTCCGTGACGGTAAGATACAAGTTATCTGTAACGTTGATTTGATATCAGAAGGTTTCGATGTCCCAGATTGTACAGTAACTATTCTTTGTAGACCTACAAAATCATTAGTATTATTTTTGCAACAATCTATGCGGTCGATGAGATATCAACCTAATAAAAAAGCAATCATTTTAGATCACGTAGGAAACTGGAATATTCACGGCTTACCTGACACACCGCATCATTGGGAGAATTATTTCCGAGGAGGGTGGAAGAAGAAGTCGAATAAAACTAACACGGTACACGCAAAAGAATGTCCTGTGTGTTCGGCTTTGTGGCCACTTAGTCAACAGCTCTGTGAATTATGCAATCATGATTTTGGATTGAAAGAAAAACAAGAGAAAGAACGCATAGAGGCAGAACTTGAACTCATAAAACGTGAGCGGTTTAGAATCAAACAATTTGCTAATAAGAAGTTTGGTAAAGATTTAAAAACAAACTGGGAAATTGCCCAAGCTAGAGTTAAAGACGCTGGTAAAGGAAAACCATTATATAAACTTATCTATTTCTACTTAAAAACTGATTGGGTAGAAACAAACGTTAATGAACTTGCCGAAGTAACAGGCAAGTCAGAAAAAGAAATATATAGCGCCTACAATTGGCTAAAAAAGAAATTAAGAGGATAAAAACATGGCAGGATTTACAACAGATTTTTCAGAAGTTAAAGAACACGCAGAATTCAAAGAACAACCATACGAAATGATTGTCTATGATGCATATGAAGCAGTAAATGAACGTAACGGCAAAAAACGTGTTGTTATTGACTACGTTGTTCGAAACGATATCAAGCAAGAAATGCAAAACTACCACTTATGGGATGAGCAATATCCCAACTCACAAACTGGGAAGTATCATATCGGCATCTTAATGGGTAAAGCAAAAGCACTTGGTATCAAAGAGGGGCAACACTACGATAGTTTTGAAGCGTTTTTAAACGACTTCAAAGGACGCACTGCAAAAGTAACCGTTAAACTTGACGAATATAACGGAAATAAATACCCGAAAGTTCGTTACGCAAATCAAAGCGATGTGCCTAACAGCTACCACGTATGGAAAGAAAAAGCAACTGGATTTACACAAGCGGAGATTGAAGAAGACGATCTACCGTTCTAATTTAGACTGGGGGATAAATGACATCAAATGAATTTATTGAAGCTTTATCAAAATTGACAACCGAAACCGATTGGGGAGACCCAATCTTCGGCGAGTCAGTGCTTAAAGCTGAATTACGAAAACACTTATTTAAAATTGTCCCAATTGATCACAATGGGTATATCCACAAACTGTTTTATTCAGAAATGGTTAAAGATGAAGATGTCATGTATTTTGTGTCAGATGGACGAAAAACTTATCGCTTTTTATTTGGAGATACAATTCTAAAGACTGATAAACAAGGCAATGAATATCTCACATACTCCGTTGAAAATAATTTTCCACCATTTGCAAAACTAGTTATCGACTACATTCTAGGTGCTTACACGTTTTTTGAGAATAAACTTTATGACATTCGATATAAGCAATTTAAATTGATTGATGATTTTACACTTCAGACTAAGTATGGTTTCAAAGACTCTGGTCACATTTTAGAGATACTACAAGGTATCCACAAAACATTAAACATCCAACCAATCAATTATATTGAACCATATCAGATTGCTTGCAAGGATTTCATAATCGACCTTGAAAATTCTGAAATCATTAACCAACCGCCTTTGCAAAACGTATCTTATTTTAAGTATTACGAAGTAGACTACAAAACAGCAATAAACAGTAAGTCTATTGCAGAAGAATATCTTGAGTACGTTATTGCAGATAGCAATTCGTTAAACAATGCAATACTACAATCTTATTTTATCGCCCAAGTAGCGTGTGGTGTTAGACCTAAAACCAACTTCTTCATCTCAAAATCTGGAGTAAGGACTGGTAAAGGGTTAAGGCATATAGCTTTATCTGGTCTATTCAACAAGATTGATGTTGAGCTAGATACATTAAAAAGTAATGGATTTGAAGCGTTACAGGCGTGGGCGATGTTCTCGGGTGGAGAAATGGCTCTAGCGACGGAACAGGGAGATATTCAAGGCAATGCAATGGAGCGTGTACTTAAAATTATTGCAACAGAGAAAACACACGTTGCACGAGCAATTGGGCAAAATCAGTCAATGGTTAATTTAACGAGTGTTCTGTGTATTGACACCAACCGTACTGTTGCGCTGTCGGATGAAATGAATGGACGAAAGGTTTTAATTCAGTTTAAAGATAGACCAAAAACTGAAACTGATTATGAAAGAGAGAGCATATTCAGGAAATATTGGCTAGCATTTACTGACCGTGATAAAAATCCAAAAATCGATGGTTGTATCGGTTTTCTGTTAAACTCACTCGAGCGTTTCCAAAAAATTGGTAAATGGTATCAATGGAAAGATGTTGAAGTATTTAATGATATCGATTTAGACGAATTTCAAGTTGCTTTAATAAATGCATTACAAGAAGTCGATTTTGTACAGCGAACTGATAACAAAGAAGTTATTGACTTATCATTACAAGTTTACGGAAAAAGCAATCATGCAGTAAGTAAAGCCATATCTGAAATTGGTGTACGTAGCAGGTCGAAGAAGTTAACGGGAAAACAGTCAGAGGGTATGAAATCGAAAATAAAACACGTTTTGATAAATATATCCTTTAAAAAGGTAACGCATGGTCACGCAAAGTTACGCAGAATTTTCCATGTTGCGTAA